GCTGGAAGATATCCATAAACATACCCGCGATATCAGCCCGGCACATATCAAGAGCCTCACTCATATCGCCTTCGAGAGACTTTACGAGCTTATCGAGGACTCCCGGCAGTTGCTCAGCTTCTATCGTGGTCATTTCTGCTTTCCGCAAACAAGCTGATATCTCTGACCTAGCAGGAACGTACTCACCAGCCGCACCGTAAACGCTTCACCATTGTCCGGCGCGAGCGAATCCGAGACGCTGAACTTATCGCCCGGCTTAGGCTCAACTGAACCTATCCGGCTTTTCCAGACGTAGAAAATCGTATCGTTAGCGCTCAGGAAAGATTGACCATCGGCCAAATCTTTCGCCGTTGGATTCTTCCTCTCAGCGTCATACACCGTAAACGCGGTCCCCCATGTCGGCCCCTGCCGCTCCTGATAACTGAGCGTCTTTCTGCCCGGCATAATCAGAAAACGATCTGCGAGCTGGGAAGCGTCTAGCACCAGTTGAACTCCCGGTATCCATTTACAATCGACTGGACCGAGTGCATATCGTTAGAAGCGTCGGCATTGCCTTTGAGTGAATACGAGTAGTATTCCAGAGATTCGCTCGCGACCATCTGCCCGCCGTTGGAACTGGAGAGCATAATCACCCGCGCGAGTAGAATCCCGGCAAGTTTCAAATCGTCCGGCGTTGTCGAGTAGCCAGCCGTATAGGTAACTTTTATGTTACCAAGTCCCGGAATCTCTCCGCCGATTAGCTCCGATCCGCTGGTCACTCTTCGCGCCGGCCAGACCGAACCAACTCGGTAGAGAATCCCACTCCGCGAGAAAGAGCTTGAGGTAATATCAAGCGCGTAGTCCTCACCAGATGTTAAAAGCGTTGACGATCCGAACGCACCGGAGGCGAAACCAAAATACGCCGAATCGTCAACGTAAACGGAAGCCACGGCTGTTACAGGTCTGCGCCTCAGAACTAGCTGATTCGTGCCAGTCCCTTGGTAAAACTCTGTAGCCGAGGCACTATCGAAAACGAGGCCGGTCTTGCGAGTAATAATCGCGGACGCCTGATTAAGGTAAGTCTGGTACAGCGAATCGCTCGCCGTTCCACTCAGCCCCAAATGCGTCTTGAACTCTGTTACGCTCGCAATCGCCACCGGCCACCCCTTAGCTGTTTAAGACCGCTTCGGCGTACTCTCGGAGAGCCGCCTTGTAGCGTTCTGGAATCGACTTCCCTTGCTTATTCAAGCTCAGCCAATAACGCTGATTGATCGGGTGCGCCGGGTTAAGTTTCGGAGCGTGGGAGTCCGGGTCGCCCGGCATCTCTTGCGTCACGGGTCGCCCCGTGTTTACGTCGATGAGAGGCTCTTGCTTCACATCGTCCCACATCCAAACCAGAACCATCGGAGACCGCTCCTCAGCCTTGGGAGCTTCTACCTTGCCGCCTGAGATAATCCGCTGAGCTTCCTCGGCAAACGGCTGAGCGAGCGTAAACGCCTGCTTCGCCAGTTCGCTGAGTTGATAGCCCGGCCTCTGAGCTACAAGCTGCCGGTAGATATTCGCTGCCTCGCTAACCAAGATTTCCTGATTAGGTACAGCCGCCTTGGGTTCAAATTCTTTCGCCATAAAAATCGCCTCCGGTGAGAAAAAGAACTACTAGGCATCAGCGGCAGGGTTGAGAACGCCGTTCACATCACCCACGCCATCCGAGCCATAGTTTTCGATACAGTAACACGAGCCGGGGTCCAGTGCCGTTCGGGTCGCCGCAGCGGCCAGAGTGCTATTGACCACGTTAAAAGCAATCACGCCAGTACAGGCGCTCACCAGCTCAATCGCATGATCGCCTGATTGAAGGTTGGTGAGAATGTTGTTCTGAAGCCGCATGGTAGTAGCCACGTTACCCGTTGGGTTGTGGATGCAGGCGTCATTAAAGTCGCCATACACATCACAGCCCTCGATAACACAGCGATCCACAGCCGCGCCAATTCGGATAGCCGCGTCAGAGCCAGTCGCCACCGAGCGGAAGACGCAGTTTCGCACAGTCGCGCGAGCGGCGCCGGTTGAAACCAGAACACCCAAAAGGTATTGCTTCGCGGACCCTTCCATGAACGAGCAGCTATCAATCGTACAGCCCGCGCCGGTCACGGTCACAACCGCAGTTTGGCTATCAACGTCGTTTTGGAATACCAGATTCGAGACCCGGCAGTTATCAGCGCTCACGGCAACCGTAGCGCCAGTGTGAGTAAAGGTAATCACCGGACGGTTAGAGCTGTTACCCAGCCCGACAATCGAGACACCGGCAACGTCTACCGCGATATCCGAGGCATCAGCCGCGAGCGTCTCGGCATGGCCCGGCATGACGTAGATAACGTCATTTTGGTTTGCGGTGCATTGGCCGATAGCGTAGTCGATAGTCGCAAAAGGGGCGTCTGGGTTGCGCCCAGAGCCAGTAGAGTTAGAGCCAGTTCCAGAATGAACCCAGAACTTTTCGCCGGTTGATTTTGATTCGTCAGTAAAAGTGAAAACACCACCAGCTTGCTTGCGCGAAAACAATTCAGTACGTGACATATTCAGGGTTGTCCTTGGTTATGAGATTAGGTCAGAAAAAACGGGTGGCAAGGCGCTAATGGATTGCACCCTGCCACCCGCTGGGGAGTGAGATTCAAACTAGCTGAGCGCGGTCAGCGGAACATTCCGTGGATATGCGCTTCCGCACAGAACCCAGTGGGAATTGATAAGCAGCGCGTTTCCAACGTCGTCACCTTCATAGGAAGATTGGACGAACTTGAAACCGGCGTTCACATCCAGAGAATCGGCCATCACTTCAACCAGCACCACAGCGGCGCTCGTGTCCGAAGCGATATCAGTACCACCCACGCTCACGAGGTCCAAGTCAGCCGAGCCGGTTGAGCCCAAGTCAACGTAGGTCCAAGTATTCTGCGCGGTCATGGTTCCGACCTTGTACCAAACTCGCTGGAAAGTCACGGCCTTTGAGCCGGTTCCCGCGTTGTCGGTAGCTTGGTTGATGACAATCGAGAGATCATCACCTGCCGTTCCGGCTGGCTTGATGAGGAGCAGGTAAGCCCGCTCGTAATTCTCAAGATTCACCCAGTCGCCAGTCAGATCGCTGTTGGCGTCTTGGTTAATCAGATCCGGGATTAAATCGCATCCCATTCCAAAGAAACTTGCGTTCATGTTAATTCCTTTCGTGAATTAGGCGCGAGCGTCGAGAGTAACAAATGCCGATTGGGTCGCGCTGCCCTTGTACGGAGTCAGCGGTGTATCTTCCCAAGGGCGAGCATCGCAGCGCATCGTAAACTTGATAGCCATTTGGTCAGTCAAGAAGGCAACGTGCATCGAGGCCTGTTGAGAAATGCCACCCTTGGAGATGCTCAGCACCTTCGAGAGGTCGGCAAGAATCAAGTCACCCTGATCGCCCAGAGTCGAGTTGAACTCGGTCTCTGCGCGGCCCAGACCCTTGAGAGTCTGAGGAGCAGCGCCAGCGATTCCGTTAGCTGGACGATACAGAGCCATGCCGCCCGTACCAACATCTTGAGCGAGGTTGTCGAGTTGAGCGCCGCAGTCTTGATTGTGATACCAAGAGTAGTTTCCACCGGCGATCTTGCGAGCAAACATCTTGTCGATATTCGCGGCAACAATCGTATCCGCCGCTTGCCCGGCTTCCTTGGCAACCGAGACCAGAGCAGGAGCGCTCAGGATACCTAAAGGCTGACCAACACCAGTACCGTTGAACACCGCATCACCCAGCATGAAGTTGAACTCTTCAGCGGCCTTGCGGGTAACGTACTGCTCGATTGCAGTACCGGCGTCGTCGATCAGCTCTTGTGTCAGGTAAACCAGAACGTGAAGTTTCTTCAGGTTCAGAACGGTTTGCCGAATCTTCGGAGAGCTGGAGGTCAGCGAGCCACCTTCCGCACCCCAGTAACCACGCAAGCCACCATGCCGCGAGCCATTGGCCCGGCTGGTTTCCGCATTGCGGTTAAAGGTCATGGTGTTGCCCGATACGGTGTAATTGTCCGTCTGAGCAAACAGGTTATTGCTGTAGACTCGCTCCAGAATCCCGGAAGCAAATTCTGGCATCACGAGGAACCCGCCGTCTTCGCCTACCTGAACGCCCATCCCTTGGATAGCCTTCTCGTAGACGTTGTTGACCTTCGAGCGCCATTCGCCAGTACCACCGGATTGATAACCGCTCTTGAGGAAGTCACCGAAGCCCTTGAAGACTCCGTGCTTGTAGCCCTTGGGCAGTTTCAAGCTCTTGCACTTCTGACCGGCTTCCCGCTCAGCGCGAGCCTTCTCCAAGTCGAAAGCAACGTACTCATTCGATTCCTCGAAGTACGAAACTGAACCACCTTCAGCGTCCTCGGTATACCGTGGCGCGGGCTGGTTCAAACCCTTGAACACTTCACGCAAGGAACCAAACTCCTTGCGGATTTCGTCGATGCTGTTTTTCAGATCGATATCACTCATATCCTATTCCCTTGTGAAAAATCACTTACGAGCCGGAACCGCGCTTTTGAGCGTTCCGATTAAGTCCTTCATCTCTCCAAACATTTCAGAGAGCTGCTTTGCAACTTCCGGGGTCTCCTTCGGCTTCTGTGTCCGCTGCTCTTTCGCCTTAGAGAACAGCCGATCCAGAGTCCGAGCGGATTCCCGCAGATTGTCGCGCTGGAACTTTGTCAGATTGCGACTCGAAGAAACGCTCTTCAGTCGATCCGCCACGCCCATCAACTCAAACCGCTGGGTAGCGCCAAGAGAGAGAAACGATTTGAGCATCGCCTCCTCGTCCTGTTCCTGCCCGCACGACTCACACACCTCACCGAGCTTCGCCTTGTAGTTCTCGGAGTAAGCGCCTTCCATCGCCAGCTTGATCTGTCCGAGGTTCTCCATGATCGCCGTCATGGCCTCTTTGACCGTTGGATTCTCCAGCGGCCCCATCCCTTGTTCCATATTGCCGTATAGCTCAGAGACAGCCTTATAGGCCGCTTCCATAAGCTGAGCGCCGTAGCCCTTGGCTGGCATCTCTTCGGCTCGGTCCTCTTCCTCTTTCGGGGCGTCCTCTGTGGTCATGCCTTCATCTTGAGGCATTTCGTCTTCCATCTCTTCGTATTCCATTGCCTTGAACCCCGGTACTTGAATCTTGCGATTAGGTAAATACAGTTCCAAACTCTTCGCGATACTCGGCACAATCTGCCGTCCCGCGAGCTGCCCCTTGGCAACCGTTGCCGCGATGGCCTCGGGATTGCACCCGATACCAACCCAGCTCCATTCGAGGAGCATCCATTCCTCAAAGTAGGTATCTGACTTTCTGACCACCGGCTGAGTCACCGGCGTAAAGCGAACCGATGTAGCCCGAACCGTCCCCTCGGCTACCAGCTCGAAAATCTGCTCAGCTTCGAGAAACTTATC